CAGCCACTGCGCGGTGTTGGTTCGCATTCCCATAAAAAATACCTCCTTTGGGGTACACTTTGACAAGCCCGCCCAAAAGAGGTATAATCGCATTGCTTGAGTGTGCGATGACCTCCTTTGGAGCGAGCCGCTTATCTTAACTCCCTCGGTGTTCCAGCACCGGGGAGTTTTTTCTTTTGTGACGGTTGAAACGAAAAAATAAGGGCTGGTGCATGCACCAGCCCTCTAAAAACAGCTCCACTCACGTGGCGTTTTTGTTCGTCTGTATTATTCTACAGAAAAGCAAGGCAGTGTGCAATGCACTATTGTTTTACAAAAATGTGTTATTGTTGCATTATTCCAGCGGATACAACTGGTTGATGGCTTTTATCACAAACGAATACGAGGACAACAGAACCTCATTTTTTTGGAAATACTCTTTCCGTTTCACCATCCGCTCATCAAAAAGCTGGTGGAGTTCATCGGCAAAGTGCTCCCGTGTTCGGGGAGAAGTTACGATTTTGTCGTAAACGAAAAGCAGCCCCACGAAGTCGTGAATAACAGGGTTCGACATCTTTTTTTCACGAGACGTTGCCTTGATGCCCGGAATCGTGCTTGCAAAATGGTTCAAGAACATGGAGGGCTTTATTTTCCTGGTGTAAGGTGCTCGCATACTGTTCAGCAGGCAGTTATTGTGGGCGGCTGCATTTCGCAAACAGCGAACCGCAAACAGACAACGGAATAGATCCTCGTTCTTTCCGCCTGTATTCTGATCGTATACCTCACACAGCATTACAAGGTCACCAAAAGAAAGAACCTCAATCAGGTTCCAGACTGCATAACCCTCTTTTTCCAATTTCCGAATCAGGTCACAACACATAGAATTTTCTGATTTGGCGCTGATAGAGGCTTTGACCTCTGGATATACGCTGAAAAATCTATCTACGATTTCGTAGCCGTCCTCATCTGGATTCTCGCTGATTTCCCGAATCAGCATGACCTTAAGGTAATGCTCGAGATCCAAGGTGGCATGTAGGATCAGTCTGCGGAGGTGCATATCCAGGGTAGACAATTCCATTAGGTATGCAAAATCCAGGTTCAGATACTTTCCGGTCTTTGGATTGATCTCATAGTCCTTATCAAATGCCTTGACCTTGAAAAAGAAAGTACTGTACGCCAAAAAGGATGCCGCCTGTTCTTCTGTGCACAGGGTAAAGGCGACACCTTTATTTTTGAGGTGTTCTACCTGCTGTTCGATTGTGAGCTTTGGCCTGCGAGGCAAAACCATTGCATCCGATAACTTGTTTCCTTGTACGTCCATATAAATTCACTTCCTCCGGTTCCTAATCACCCCACCCAGTACGTCCAACCCACGGCGCGGCCCTCGATCTGCACGTCTTCCAGCTGGGGCCGGGGCAAATTATCCTTGGGTGCCCTGCTTTGCCTTCTGCGCCTCTTCTCTTAACTTAATGGATTTGCGGTACTGTTCTGCCGGAGCAAGTTCCACAAACTCCACAGAACGGTCATAGTTTTCCTTGACAACCTTTTTGATTTCGTCCAGGGAAACACGGAAGAACTCTCGCCGCTGGTTTACAAAGTTGAGCTTGCGATCCGCAAAGGCATTGTGCAGTGCAGCTTCCAACCGAGGAGCATCATCCGAAAAAATCATAGCATGTACATCAAAGTCAAACGGAACCGAGGCATCGCCCAGCTCGTCCACACGATCCTGTGGATCAAGACGACGTGTCATACCGATTTTGTAAACGTTCTCGCCAAATGCGCCAATATTCGAGATCACATAAACATAACCGGCACGCTGATTAGCCTCACGATAATCAACATCTTTGAACTCTTTGTCAATCTTATCCAGCTGGGCCAACAGCTCAGCTTTCTTTTCTTCGATTGCTGCACGGTCGACCTCAGAAGCAGAAACCAACTGCGCATTGATACGATCCAGCGCATTCTGATAATGCTGCTGCTCTTTTTCCAATTTCTTGCGTTCCTCTTCGATTTCCTTGGCAAGCTTTGCCTCTTCACGCATTCTTGCTCGAGCTTCCTTCTGCTCTTCCTTCTCCTGCTGCTTTTTCTGGGCATATTCAAAAGCAAGATGAAGTTCCTCGATTTTTAAGCGGTAGTATTTCGGCTGGATGCTGACTTCCATAATGGTTCCCAGCTTGGAAATCGCTTCCCTAGAGGTAGTAATACGCTTTTCACTGGCTTCGATATTATTGTATTTGACGTGTTCAATTACGTCATCGCATTCAGAATTGAATGCACGAAGGAGAAGTTTCTGCATATCAGAGACCATCTTCTTGCCTTTGGACGCATTTCCATTGACTGTCCAGTTCATATTTCCGCTGACAGCCGTTTTCGCTTTAATCATATCTTTCTGTTTGGTACGAATTTCCAAAAGATGTGCCTTGTACTCGTCTGCATTCATAAAAGAGTACCGAGGAGTATAAAGCCCAAAACTCTGCATCAGAATTTCTTCATTCGTTTCAATAATCTGGTCTTTTGCCTGTTGAAGTTCTTCCAAGGCATCTTTCAACTCGCGGTTGCGGCTTTCAAGGTTTTCTTGGACACGAGCAAGTTCTTCACGTGAAGCTTTGATTTCTCGATTGATGTCGTCCAGTGTGCGGCTTTCTGACGGCATAGCTTCCCGAAGGCTCTGCATTTCAGCATTCAGTCGTGCAATTTCTTCTTTTTCTTTCTTGCCAAACAGTGACATCTTAACTTCCTCCAACATCAGATATCCCGGCAGAGCCCCACGGCCTTGCCTTCAATGACAACGGCATTCATATCTTCCCGGCTGAGAATGATGCTGCTGAAAGCCGGATTCTCCGGCCGCAGTTCAATGAAGTTCTCGTGCAGATAGACATGCTTCAGGGTGGCCTCTTCCCCGATCCGCACAGCAGCGATCTCGCCGTTCTCCACCTCTGGCTGACTGCGAATCGCCACCAGATCGCCATCGTGGATGCGGGGTTCCATGCTGTCGCCCTTGCAGGTCAGTGTAAAGGTAGAGTGCCAGCGGGAAGGCACGCACACCATTTGCTCGATGTTCTCTTCTGCTGTGATGGGCGTACCGCAGGCGATCCGCCCTACAAGCGGCACCACATCCATGGCTGGCATCGGCTCAAAGCCCGGCGGAACGGTAGGTTCTCTGGATGCAGCCGGGGCGGGCTGCTCCTCCCAGCCCATCAGATAGGCAGGGGTGGTTTGCAGCGCATCCGCAAATGCTGCAATCTTAGATTGCGGAATGTCTGCCTTTCCATTTTCAATTTTACTTATAGAGGATTTATCCTTATAGCCCATCTTATGGGCCAGTTCTTCAACTGTTAAGCCAAGCTCCGTGCGGCGGCTTTTAATTCTGTCGTATAGAGTTGCCATAAAATCACCAACCTTCGCTCTTATCTTATCATATAGTGGAATGATATTCAAGTATTTTTTGCTTTTTTCTCAAAAAAGGTTGACTTTATTTCCACTCAGTGATATCATACAGGAAGTGGAACATGATTCCACTTGAGAGGAGGTGAAAACAATGACCGATACCACTACGCTTCGTTCCATCATTGCCAACTCCGGGCTGAAGTATAAAGCCATTGCGGAGATTATGGGCCTTACACCGTATTCTTTGCAGATGAAGATTGACAATGAAACCGAGTTTAAGGCGAGCGAAATCGACACTCTCGCCAACACTCTCGGCATGGACATGCAGCAGCGTGATGCCATCTTTTTTTGCAAGAAAAGTGGAATTTAATTACACTTTTCAGTTTTAGTTTAGGAGGTGAACCACATGAATGACAACAAAAAGCCCAGCGAACCTGTGAAAGAGGAACGCTGGGCACAGGAGATTCACCTTTCACAGCTGGACGACCGCATTCTCTGCCAAATAGATGAAACGGTTATCCAGAATGTGAAAGCCTACTCGTTCGCTCAATCCAGCAACGGGAAAGCGCTGCTAAATTTGAGCATTGAGATCAATGCGGAAGTTGTGTCAACCACGATACAAGCGCAGAGGCAATTGCACTTGTAACCCATGAATGCCGTTCCATCGTTTCAGAAAACTTAGACAGCAACCCCTTCTGTGGAGGGATTTGCTCATTCACAATCATTTCAACAAGGCTGATCAGCTTCTGGACTTGCTCTTTATCTGGCGCATTTTCAGCCTCTGCCCGATCACGCAGTTCACGAAAATTCGTCTGATAGTTGATGGTTGCTGTGTTGGCTGTTCCAATTACAGAACCATACGCTGTGCCGATATTGTAAATAGTGCTCTGGTGCTGTTCCGTTTCTTTCCGTTTTTTCTCGACTTCGGTCATATAGAACGCTTTTATTTGTTCCTGCTGCTTTTGGAAGAACGATGCCTGCGTTTCCGTGACATAAAGCCGTTCATTGGCCGGAGTGATAATAACATCGTCTATCTTAATATCGGTTTTTGGGCGAAATCCAACGTACTGACGGTTCGTTGCCGTTTCTCGGTTTGGCAAACCTGGAACGGTCGCAATAATTTCACCATCTCGCTCAATTTGCATATCCAAACCTTGCATCTCTAAAAAGCTCTCAAAAATCATTTTATCACCTCCTTTCCTGTTTCAGTATAGCACGGGAAGGGAGCCATCAGCAAGGAGGTGAGCAACGTGAAAAAGCCTTATCTCAAAATCAGTCGTCTGGCAGAAGATCAGGATCTCAACCAGGGCGCACTTGCGGCCCTGATTGGGGTAAGCTCCAACACGATGACCGCACGGCTCAAGGGGACACAGCCTTGGAGGAGTGACGAGATCGTCATCATCTGCAGAGCACTACACATCCCGCAAGAAAAAATCGGGGAGTATTTCTTCCCGGCAATCGCAAAGGAGGAAAAGACCGCATGAAACCTTACACCCTTGCATCCGAGCGGGCCGCAGCGCCCACTGGATGCGCGTACATCGCACCGCTGTTTTGGAACAAGTGGTTCCGTTGGGGCGGTAGTCAGGCATCTGGCTGCTACCAGCTGGGCGGACAAATCAAGGATGAAAGCCACACCGGGCTGCAGATTTTTGCTGATGGCGAATGGCACCCGGTCATCGGATGGGCATTGGACGACTGCAGACCCGCAGTCAATTGTCTTCAGGAGGTAGGAGCATGAATATCAGCCCGAACGCTCAGTTAAAAATCCAGCTGGGGAAGGATGGGAACCCCAAGATTTATGCCTGCGGTACAGAGATGGAACAGAAAGCCCTTTGCGCCGCTCTGATTGCCGGGATTTGCATAGATCAAAGAAATCCGGAAGCATTGCTCAGCATAGTGACTACTGCCGCAGACCTCATGGACAGAATGGAGGAATCCCCCAATGAAGATTAAATCCCGCGTCTGGTACTGGCTGGCTGCTGCCAGCGGTGCCGCAAGTCTGCTGTACGGCATGGGCATCGAGGGCGGTGCACAGCTGGGCAGCTCCATCTCTGACAGCCAGTTCGTCACGGCCCTGTGCCTGGTTCTGGCAGCGGTAGCGTTCCTGCGGCTGGGCTTTGCCG